AATTGAGGTATGTGATTAAAATTATATTCATACGGAAAACAATGTAATAGTTCATAATTATTGTCTATTTTATTAAACATTAACTGCCTTAGAAATGAACTGTGTGAAATAATAACTATATTTTTTTCATTAAATGTATTTAATACCAATTTAAATTCTATTATTCTTTTTTTTAATCTCTCCAACTCATTAGTAAAATTATATTTATTTTCCCAATATAATAGATGATCGTCGGATATTTTTGAGAAATCTATATTAGGGTATTGATTGAGTAATATTTTTTTATCTAATCGTTGATTGCAAATATCTTTAGATTGTGGGTGTTCCATTAATTCATCAATTGCTAAGATTTTTACTTTTTTATTTTTGAAAATATTCATAGCTGTTTGTAATGTTCTTGTTAGTGGAGATACGAGTACTAAATCAATATCATTAATTTTATTCCATGTTTCTCCTAAATTTATAGATTCATTATACCCTTTAGTTGTTAAATGCGTATCTTTAAATTCTGTAAAAGCTCTGTTGCCTATATATTTATATAATTCATTATGAAGTGCTGTGCCATGTCTTATACAATAAATAGTTTTCATTTATTAAATAATTAAATTATTGTATTTAAATATTTAACAAAAACATAATATACATTTTTTTTTATAGTAAAACGATATTTTATTATTGGTTATTTTATGTATAGCTTTATAGTAATATAGTCAGTCGGCATAATTATTTGGAAGAGTTATAGATAATTTTCTAGCTCTTTTTCCTGCAAGTCGCTCTACATCTCCAACATGAGGAGCATAACCGGATTCAAATAATTCAAGAAATGCTCTAATATATTGTTTTTCTCTTCTTTCCGGACATACTAATGTAAATACTTCTTGTTTACCACATGCAAATCTTTCAATTAATGCTTTAAAATTTTTTTTTAACTCTAGTTGGAATTTCTCTTTTTCTTTTCTCCATCTGCTTTCATAATGATTTACAAGAGAATTCCAATCTGGAATTGATAGTGCATCATTTTCTTCTAAATTACTATTTAAAAGTTGTTCTGATTCCATTTATTTTTATATAGAAAAATAAAAAAATAAATTATTATTTTAACCGCAATTAAAGAATTACAATATGTCTGTTTGTTCCAATTAGTTTTATTCTATTTTGTTCTCCATTATCAGAATGAGGTTGCATAATTCTATTATTAGTATCTAAAAGATGAATATTATTACTTCCTGTTATTAATAAAGAGTTAGCATCTAAACCTTTTTTAAGTAATGGGTCAGGTACTATAGGTCTTAAATTTGTTACTCCAACATTATTACCATTTGATCTTATATTATTTATAATGATTCTATTTCCTTTTATATTATTTCCTGCAGATATAAATAATCCAATATTACCTTTCATAACATGGTTCATTGAATCCCCACCACCTGTATAATAAAACATTCCACTTGAGTCGCCAATAAATGATGAAAGTGAAATTTCATTTTTAGCCCATCTAAACACTTCATTTATAATATTATTAGTTCCTTTACTTCCATTATATGATGGATTTGCAAGAATTATTTGTGCGTCTGATAAACTGTTACTTTTATATGTGCCATCAGAATTTTGAATATGTTCTATTTGTAATACATCACCTAATGGTCCCACTTGTACTCTACCTCCATATGCAGTATCTGAAATTGGATTTGCATTAACACCTATAATTTCAACAGGTGTAGAAGATATATTATTTATAGTTATGTTATTTAAATAAATATTTTCGTTACCGATCATGTCTGTAGTTCTTTCTCTTATAAAATCATTAATTACAACACCATTTACGTTAAGAACAATACCATATACATTCCCATCATATTCACTATTTAAATTTTTAAAATAATTATTGGGAATTGTTTTATTTAATTTAAACTGATTAAATGTTGAATTTAAATCATTATTTATGTTAGTAATAATATTACTAATAGTTTTTTCATTTGTTAATTTTAAATCAGGATGCCTCTCAAATGCACTATTTAAAAATTTACGTATAAATCTTGCTTGTGAATATGTTGATAATACAGGTATATTTTTATCATTATTTTCTACGATAATATTATTAAAAACAGCATTTGTAGTACCATTTAATGCAATACCTGCAACTTCAAAATTATGGAATTTTAAATTATGCAATACTACATTATTTGCAGTATTAGCATGTATTCCGTGATGAGATGTTGAGTCAATAGTACCATTCATAATTAATATTTTATTTGCTGCTCTATACCCTCCTACACCTATGAAAGATGATGGGCCTTGATTAGGTATAAATGGGGAATTTGCAAGTTCTATATTAGCATAGAATCTCTGCTGTAATTTATGCAATTCACTCTGTTTTATTGTAAATCCATTTAAATCAATTATAACATTATCAACCTCAACAGTAATAGCTGCAAAAAAACCAAGATGATAAGGTCCAGACATATTTTCAGGATAGAGACCTGAAGAAATTTGAGAAGATGTTGGAGAGAAATCATGACTTTCATTTGGATTAAAAACAATGTTTTCTTGAAGTATATAAATGCCAGGTTTTCTAATTCTTAAAGTACCATTTAAAAAATCATTATTATATAATTTTATTATAGCATTTGGCGTATTTTTATTATATATAAATCTCTCGTATTTTCTTATATATGAAAAGTTTTCAAAAAATTCTAGTAATGATTTTTGTTGCGTGTTAATTAAGTTTTTTAATGTACTACTAAATTTTATTGAAAAATATGGAAAAGAAATATTTTTTTTTATTGTATTATATGATTTATTTCTTGAAATCCCTCTAGACCAACGACTTTTAACTCTCTTATTTTTACCATTCATTATTTATATATATATTAGATAATTATAGATAAAGTGACTGATTTGTAATACATGATTTAAGAGTTAGATTTGGAATATTTTTAAGTTTTTCCAATAATGATAAATTTTCATCTATAATAGCAACTTTTTCAAGCTCTAATGCAATGTTATTTATTTTAAGAATACATTTAACAAAGTCACCTAAACTAATATCATAATTTTTAGCTTCCAAAATTATTTTCATACATTGTTCTTCATTATTACTTTCACACCATTTAATTGCTAATTCACATAAATTAAAATGAATATTATAATCTTCTACTATATCTAATTTATTATAAGTTAGGATGTCGTAATATTTATTATGTAGTTCTTTTACACTTTTAATTGCATTTTTAACTTTTTTTGTAGTATTTATATAATCTATTGAATGAATAGACATTTCATCAGATAAGTGTAGGTTTGTAAAACAACTTAGTACTCCAATAATTTCTTTGCTTGTTAAATTATCCATAATACGATTAGATATAACTTCTGCAAAAGGTAAAGAAGCTAATTCTTGAATTGCAATAGCTAATTTTCCTTTTTGTGTTAGTGTTATTTGTTCGTCATTATTTTTAATAAAATTATTTTCAAGAAGAAGTTTTATTTGAATCATGATTTCATCATTAACATAGTTATTTGTGTTTTCTAATTTTTTTTCTAAATTTTTTAATTCATTTTTATCTTCTATTTTTTTACAAAATTTATTATAATCATCTCCAATAAATTTGTTACTTTCTAATAGTTGTTTTATTTGGTTTTCCTTTCTTTTTTTTTGTTTGCCTTTTGATAATTTTTTTTCGTTGTTGAGGTTATGTAAATTTTCCAACGTACTAACATCTGTATTATAATATGTTTTGATATTAATATCACTTCTAAGTTTATCAATTTTTTCATAAAGTTCATTTTTATATGCAACTATTCCATCTGTTAACATACTCCTTGTAATGAATTTTTCAAAGCTAAAATTACCTACTGATATTAATCTTAAGATTAGATTTGCATGAATAGCAAATTTAGATTCCAATTTTTGAGGAGCACCGGTTAACATATCTCTTAAAACATTTACAGGAACTTGTTCTCTTTTGTAAAGGTTTGGTAAAAGTACAACTATACCTTTTTCATCTAAGCCTCTTCTACCAGCTCTACCAGCCATTTGAATATATTCATGAGGTAATAGCCATCTAAAATTATTACCATCAAATTTTTGTAAAGATGTAAATATGCTACTTTTTGCAGGCATGTTAATACCCATAGCAAATGTTTCTGTTGCAAGGAGAATTTTTATATATCCTTTACTAAATACTAGTTCTATCATTTCACGAAACTCTTTTAATATTCCAGCATGATGAATAGCGATGCCTTTTCGTAAAAGACCTATAATAAATTTATATTCAGGAAGGTTTAAGTATTCAGATGCATTTGGAAGTTTACGTCTTAATAACATTTCACATTCTTTTTCAACAATTGTTGGTATTTTAGAATCTTTTTCAATTAGCGGAACTTGAATACGTGATGCTATTTGATTAACTTTTTTTCTTGAAAATATAAACATTATACCAGGCAATGCATTCATATCTCTTAATTCTTCAATAATTTTATTAATAACGAAAGTTTCTTTTGGGAAAATATGTTTTAGATCTAGAAATTTTATAGTTTTTTTTACTTTATGATAATTTTCTTCTTTAAAATTTTTATTTTGTGTTTTCATTGGAATTAATTTATTAAAATTATCTATATATAAAGTTTTATCTTTTGAATTCATAGATTTAAAATTTGATTCGGGAATAGTTAAATAACAGTAATGAGTGAGTGGAACAACTCTTTTTTCAGTCGGACATACCCAAATTTCGGGACCGCCTCTTTTCTCAATAAAATCACAAAATTTATTTACTTTATCTAGAGTCGCAGAAAGCATGAGAAGTTGTATTTCATTAGGCATCATCATATAGGTTTCTTCCCAAACTCTTCCTCTTCCTGAATCATTAATAAAATGTGTTTCATCAACAATTAAACACCCTAGTTCATTTTTTATATCCATTTCAAATGTTAGAATATCTTTTTTTGTATCATCTAAAATACCATTATCTCCAAATAACTGTTGTTGGAAAAGTGTATTTCTTAATATTTCTTGTGTCATTAAAACACATTGTGCTTCTGGATTAAATTTATTATCCCCAGTCATTAGACCAAATGATATGTTAGGAAATTGTTTTGAAAAGTCATGAAACTTTTGATTAACTAGTGCTTTAATGGGACCTGTATAAATTACACGTTTACCTTTTGAAATAAAATAATCAATCGCAAATTCAGCAGGTAATGTTTTACCACTACCAGTATGAGCTGTTATAAGAATATTTTTTCCAGTCATAAGACCAGTTATAGCATTTTTTTGGAATGGTGAAAGTTCAAAAGGCCACTTTTTTAATACTTCTTTAAATTCATTAGAATCATTCTTAACTAGGTCTTTTTGAATTATCATGATTTAATTTATTTATTTTGTTAATTCTTTAAGTTCAATCAATTTAATAATTTAATTACTTACATCATTCAAGTAAATAATTAAAATATTATTTTAAATATACTTAAAAAGGTTCTGCATATATAGAATATAATGTCTAGTGTAAGTTCAAACGATACATCATCCTCTATTGATAGTACTACCCGATTTACTGGTGTAGTTAAGTGGTTTAATAATAAAGCAGGGTTTGGTTTTGTAACAGTTCTCGATAATGATGTTTCTGGAGATTATTCTGGTAAAGATGTTTTTTCTCATCATACCAGTTGCAATGTTACTAACAAACAATATCGTTATCTAGTTCAGGGAGAATATGTAGAGTTTACTCTAAAGGAGTCTGAGAATAGCGATCATCCTTATCAGGCTAATGATATTACTGGAGTTTGTGGAGGAAAGCTTATGTGTGAGACTCGTTGGGAAGTTCGTCAGCAACGAGAGGCAGATATGAAAGAGAGTGGCGGAGATACTACTCGCAATAGTAGTGGTACGCGTCGCCGTGTACGTCCACGTGGAAGTGGTCCACGTGATAGTTCTGAATGGACTACTGGGTCTGGAAAGCGACGCGCGCCTCGAAAAGTTTCACAAGCATCCGTTGAGTAAATATTTATAATTTAATAATAATATAATTATTAAATTTTAATTAAAATTAAATTTAATATTAAAATACTTATTATATTTATATTTTAAAAATTGGTTTAAAGCTACCTTCATAAAGTAGGAATATATGATGAGTACGGAAAATAATACTACCTCCATTACTGTAAATGAGAAAGGATCTCAGCTATTAGATCCTGTTATTAAGGAGCAATTTAGTAATGTTCTGTCTACATTATCCGCATTTCGTCAAAATGTAACTGGTATGCAAAATCAGATAAGAGCACTAGAAAAGGTAGTTAAAAAACAGATGAAAACGCTTCAAAAGGAGGCAAGGAAATCTAAGAATAAAGGAAATCGTAAACCATCGGGATTTGCTGTACCGTCTAAAATTTCAAATGAACTATGTGAGTTTATGGGAAAGCCAACAGGTACTAAGGTAGCAAGGACAGAAGTCACTAAATATATTATTGATTATATCGATAAGAATGGTCTTAAGAAGAGTGATAATAGAAAATTTATTAATCCAGATGATAAGTTATCTAGTTTATTAAATGTTTCTGATAAAGATGAACTTACATATTTTAATATTCAAAGATATATGAATAAACATTTTGTTAAAGAGTAAATATTTAAAAATATATGTTAATTGTAATTTATGAGTAATATTTATGCTACTAGTCTTATTAATGAAAATGATAAATTAAGACATAAAATTTATGAATATGAAAATTATATTAATGAATTAAAAATTCTGATAAAAAATAATGAAAAAATTATTTATAAAAAATGTATACATGAATGGATATTAGATGAAAATGTAAGTTGTTATGATAGAACAAGACATAAATGTAAGAATTGTAAATTGTGGAGAAATGAATATATGTATTCTTAATTTAAGTAATTAATTATTTTACTATTTAAATTATTTGGTAATGTATTCCATTGATACATAATTATAAATAAGTTGTTATTTATTTTTTTTATTTTTCTTTTTTGTATTTCTTTTTTCAAATACTTTTTTAATTTGATTTTATTTAGTATATCATGTACGCTCATAATGTATTGTTCGTAATATCCATTAATTGAGTTTACAAATCCACTAATTGCTAAACGACCTGCATTTAAATAAATAAACGGTATTTTATTATTATATAGATACTTTTCATTTAAAATACTTCGCTTTTTATTAGACCATTTTGTTATTTTC